CAGCAGTACAGCGCCAGCCGCTATCAATGCCAATGGCGGTTCGTTCATCTTCTTGGCAATCGCGTAAGGACACATCATGCAAATCAGAACACAAACAGGCGCGGTAATGTACGAGGCAGAGTTTCGTGCATACCAAAAAGCCAATGGTGGCCCAGCGTGGGACACAACAACAACCGAGGTCTTGACAGCACTGGGTGCTGATGTAGTCTTTGAAGGCCCACAAGCGACTAACGGGACGGTCTACCAGTACAGCCAAGCGGCTGGCGTTGAGCAGATTGATGGCAAGTGGTACACCAAGTACATCCTCGGCCCTGTCTTCTTAGACCAAGTTGTAGATGGTGTAACTACTACTGCTGCCGAGCAAGAGGCTGCGTACAAGGCCAGCAAGGACGCAGAGCAAGCCAAGGCGGTACGCACCAGCCGGGATGACAAACTGACTGAGACTGATTGGCGGTTTCGCAGTGATATGACACCTTCACAGGCGTGGAAAGATTACTGCCAAGCCTTGCGAGACATCCCAGCACAGGCTGGATTCCCTTGGACTATTACTTGGCCTGACGCACCATGAGTGAAATAGACATCCGATTGACGAGCCATGAGGCCGTTTGTGCAGAACGGTATGCACAGATCAATGCTCGGCTCAAGCGGCTGGAAGGCGTGATTATGAAAACCACGGGTGTCTTGATCGTCTCCATGTCCGCCATCGTTTACGCATCTCTGACGCTGGGCAGATGAAGTGGACTTATTTGAAGTCCTGTCAAAAGCCTGGCCCATCCTGCTGGCGCTGATCACCTTGATCATTGTCTTGGCAAAGTTGGACCTGCGGGTAGCTGTTCTGGAAGAGAAGATCAAAACGCTGTTTGAGATGTGGAACAGGCGGGACAAATGATTGATCCGCTAACCGCATTTGCTGTAGCCCAAGGAGCCATCAAAGGGATACAAGCTGCCATCAAGATGGGCAAGGACATCAATGGCATCAGCGGCGACTTGATGAAGTTCTTCGAGGCGAAGGACGTTATCGCCAAGGAGTCAGTGAAGAAGCCAAAGGGCTTTGGCAAGAGCGATACGGCAGTTGCGTTTGAGACGGTGATGCAACTCAAGCAACTCCAAGACGCAGAGAACGAACTGAAGCAGATGCTGATCTGGTCGGGCAATGACGACGTGTGGAATGCCTTGATGTTGGAGCGCAACCGCATGGTGGCTGAACGCAAGAAGGCAGAAGCAGAGAAGGCTCAGGCCAAGGCACTGAGGGCTAAAGAGATTAACGACATCCTGACCTTTGGTCTGTGGGCTGCATTGGTGGCTGTAGTGATTGGTTTAACCGCGTGGTTCACTTGGCAACTTGTGGGGGACACATGAAGGCAAAGCTGACATTCTTTGTCACCTTGATGGTCAGCTTGACGCTATGCATTGTCGTGATGGCAATGGTCGCGGTGATGCTGATGGGATTGTTTGATGAGAAGGTCGACAACAACAAGATTTTTGAATTGGTATCCCCGGCGTTCCAGACCATCATTGGTGGATTCATTGGCCTATTGGCTGGCGTCAAACTATCTCACGATGAGGAGGAGAAATAATGGATTGGCTTAAACAGATTGCACCAACGATCGCCACTGCACTGGGTGGACCATTGGCAGGCATGGCGGTAAGCGCCATCTCCAAGGCCATTGGGGTTGACCCCGAGAAGGTGGGAGACATGATCAGCAGCAACAAGCTGACGGCAGATCAGATTGCAATGGTGAAGATTGCTGAGATTGAGTTGCAGAAGCAAGCGCAGGAGCTTGGCCTCAACTTTGAGAAGCTGGAGGTGGAGGATAGGAAATCCGCAAGGGATATGCAGTCAGCCACTAGGTCCATGATGCCGCCAATACTGGCTGGTGCCGTGACCTTGGGATTCTTCTCCATCATGGTGATGATGTTTTTTAACAAGATTGACAGTGCCAACCCCGCCATCCTGATGATGCTGGGCAGTCTAGGCACAGCTTGGACTGGCATCATTGCTTACTATTTCGGCAGTTCTGCTGGAAGCCAAGCCAAGACAGATTTGCTGAGTAAAAAATGACACCGCACTTCACACTTGCTGAGTTGACCTGCACTGACCACCGCAGCCTGGACAACACGCCTAACGCACAGGAGCTGGCAAACCTTCAGCGGCTGGCTGAGTTCTTGGAGACAATGAAGACAGCACTTGGCGGCAAGCCTGTGATGGTCAACTCAGCCTTTCGCAGCAAGGCTGTCAATGATGCCGTGGGCAGCAAGGACACCTCGCAGCATAGGCAAGGCTTGGCCTGTGACTTTAGGGTGCCTGGGATGACGCCAGACGCTGTGGTGAGGACGTTGATTTCGGCTAAACTTCCCTTTGACCAAATCATCCGTGAATACGATTCTTGGACTCACATCAGCATCGCTGAAAAGCCAAGGGGTCAGGCTCTAATTATCGACAAGCAAGGTACTAGACAGTTTGTCTGAAAGATCAATATGCTGATGCCACTCAAGATACCAGCAGGCGTTTACCGTAACGGCACTGAATACCAATCAATGGGTCGGTGGTTCGGCGCTAACTTGGTTCGGTGGTTTGAGAACACACTCAGGCCAGTTGGTGGCTGGCGCAAGAGGGCTAATGGACAGATGTCAGGCACCTGCCGTGGCATTATCAACTGGCGGGACAACAGCTCAACCCGGTGGATTGTGGCTGGCACCAACACCAAGCTGTATGTGATGAACCAGGCGGGGACGCTGAAGGAAATAACCCCAACCATATTCACACCTGGTGCAGCAGATGCGTCATTGCTAGTTGGCTATGGCTACGGAAACTATGGTGCATTTGCCTATGGTGTGGCTAGGCCAGACACTGGCGCAATCATCAACGCTGCTACTTGGTCAATGGACACATGGGGTGAATACTGGGTCGGCTGCTGCAACTCTGACGGTCAACTGCTGGAGTGGCAGTTGGGATTCACAACGCCGACGAAGGCAGTGGCAATTGTCAATGCACCCACCAGTTGCGCGGCGGTGATGACCACCTCTGAGCGTTTCATGTTCGCCTTGGGTGCCAGCGGTAATCCTCGGCTTGTGGCTTGGTGTGATCAGGAGGACAACACCACCTGGTCACCAGCCGCCAATAACCAAGCAGGCAGCTTTGAGCTGACAACTGTCGGCTCCATCTTAGCGGGTAAGCGGGTGCGAGGCGTCAACCTGATATTCACTGACGTTGATGTCCACACCAGCAGCTACATTGGTCAGCCGTTCGTGTTCAGCTTTGAGAAGGCTGGCTCTGGCTGCGGCTTAATTGGACCCCAGGCTGTAGCGGCTATTGATACAGCAGCCATCTGGATGTCACGTTCAGGTTTCTGGATTTACGACGGTTACGTCAAGCCACTACCTTCTGACGTTGGCGACTACGTGTTCAGCAATATCAACTTGGAGCAGGCCAGCAAGGTCTACGCTGTGCATAACTCCAAGTTCGGTGAGATATGGTGGTTCTACACCAGCAGCGCCAGCATCGAAAATGACTCCTACGTCATCTACAACTACCGTGAAAACCACTGGTCAATAGGCACCTTGGCGCGTCTGGCTGGGGTTGACAAGGGCGTCTTCAACAACCCTCTCATGGTCAGTGCTGACGGTTACATCTACGAACATGAGGTGGGCTTTGCCTACGACTCACAGACAATTTACGCTGAGTCAGGTCCAGTGGAGATTGGCAATGGTGAGCAGATCATGCAGGTCCGCAAGGTAATACCTGACGAGTCCAATTTGGGTGATGTCAACATCAGCTTCAGCAGCCGTTTCTATCCAACGGACACTGAGACAACCTACGGTCCATTCACCAGCGCCAACCCAACCGACGCACGTTTCAGTGGACGCCAGGTCAAGATGAAGGTAACAGCCGATACTTTGAGTGATTGGCGGGTTGGGGTGATGCGCCTAGATGCAGTGCCAGCCGGGAAACGCTGATGTCTCTCAACGTACCGCACCCACCTCAAGTCTATACGCCAGTGATGGAGGCGCAGCGTAACTTCCTGCTGGAGAACGCTGACCGACTGAACAGGAAGACTAACGCTGACGTTGAGATTAGCAGCAGTAAGCTGATATTGACATCACCAAATGGGACTAGGTACAGTGTGGTGGTGAGTAATGCAGGCGCATTGTCAACAACGGCGCTATGACAGATATTGAGAGATTGAGGCCAGAGATTGAAAAAGCCTTAAAATATTCGTTGAACACTCACACATTTGAGGATGTCGTTGAGCTGGTCCAGCAAGCCAAGATGCAATTCTGGCCTGGACGGAATTCGGTGGTGGTTACGGAGATTGTTCTCCACCCACAGCAAAAATGCCTAAACTATTTTCTAGCAGCAGGCGTGATGGAAGAACTAGAACTGATGTCACCAATGATCGAGGCTTGGGGTAAGAGCCTTGGATGCACTCGCGTTACTTTAGCTGGACGCAAGGGATGGCAGAAGACTTTTCTGGCGAAGACAGGTTACACACCCCAGTGGTGGATCATGAGTAAGGAGTTATAGCATGGCTGACATTTCAATCCAAACCGCCTATGAGCGAGTCTTAGGCCGCACACCAAGTGCTGACGAAGTTGCCTACTGGCAGTCCACGTTTGGTAACAGCGTGGACCCTACTGAGTTGTCCACATTCAGCGTAGCGGCTCAACCTGAACGAGCTGCTGCGCCCAATACAAATGACGCAGTGCGGAATATGTACATGGAAGTTCTGGGCAGAGCGCCTGACGCTTCTGGACTGAAATACTTCTCTGACCGTTTTGGGCCAACGGTTGAAACTGGTGAGTTAGACATCTTTAAGAACATGGCGGCTGAAGAAGTTGCTGCCAATGCCGCCAGAAATGCAGCACAGCAATTAGCTGCACAACAGGCGGCAGCAGCAGCTAACACTACTACTACTACAACTGCTGCTGGAACTGGAGCCACTACAACTGCTGCTGCAACCAATGAAATGTCCATTGCAGCCGCCTACGAGCGCGTCTTGGGACGAGCGCCATCTGCCTCTGAGATTGCTTACTGGACATCTCAGTTTGGCCCTGGAGTTGACGCTACTGAGTTGTCCACATTCAGTGTGGCGGCGCAACCTGAACGAGCTGCTGCGCCAACAACGAACAATGCAATTCGGCAGATGTACCTGTCAGTCTTGGGGCGTGAGCCTGACGCTTCTGGACTGAAATACTTCTCTGACCGTTTTGGGGACTCGGTTGAAACTAGTGAGTTGGACATCTTCAAGGGAATGTCTAGCCAAGAGTTAGCTGCCAATGCAGCCAGGAACGCTGGTACTACAACTCGCACAGGTACAACCACCACTGGTACTGTCCAGCCCATCACCAGGCCAACAACACCAAGGCAAGTGACAGGCACCCAGCTTGCACCAGCGCAGGTGACCAACACAGCCATTACGGGTACGCCTTTCCGCAACATTTACACGCCATCGACTATGCAGCAGAACGCGCCTACTCTGGCGCAAATCAACGCTGCATCTCAGTCGGCTAACCCGTACCAGTCCCTGATGGCGCTGACGCCTCAACGCACACTGTCACCAGCGTATGCAGCCCAAGCAGGGCAGACAGCCGCCAGCACCAACCTTGGTGGCTTCAATTCAGCCGTGTACAACCCGGCAGCGACAACGACAACGACAGGGTTACTTGGCGGTGGGGCAACAGGAGCAACAGTAGAGCAACCGGGTAGTGCTGATATGTCAACTGGCACTGGTATGGCGGGGATCAACAACCAAGCAGCTTTGTCAGCAGCCCTATCCAATCTTGGGTTTGACGGCTTGGGTCAAACGCTAGCAACAGGTGTCGGAAATCTACTTGGTAGTTTGACTGAAGCTGACATTCTTGGTGGAAACTTGTCTGTTGCTGACCTGACTGCTGCTGCACAGGCTGCTGATGCGGCTGGCGTTAATACAAGTAATCTTTCAGAAGCAGAAGCCGCATTCCAAGGACGCCCAGGATATGGAACTGTAGATCAAGGCGATCCAAATCCTAGCGATCCTATTGGGGGGTCCGCTGGTGCCGAAAGCGGTAACTACGGTGGCAATTACGGTGGTAGCGGCAGCGGCTACATGGCAATGGGTGGTTTAGTTACGCCTCGACAAGTCAAGGGACGTAACCCACCTGGACCAGACGATGGCTACACTGGCTTGGACATTGGCGAGTACGTCATCCGCAAGAAGGCGGTGCAGAAATACGGCGCGAACATTTTCGAACAAATTAACGCAGGCAAGATTCCAGCCAAGCGTTTGAAATCTCTGTTGGAGTAACACCATGAGCAAAAGCGGCGGAAGCCAGACAGTCACCACACAAATTGATCCCACAATTAAAGCTGCCTACCTGCAGAACTTGCAGCAGGCGCAGGGCGTAGCCTCGGCGTTACCTGTCAGGGAGTTTGCTGACTTCAACCCCATCTACCGAGCTGGTGAGCAGCAGATGGTGAACACTGGCTTGGCGGGTCAAGGTCTTGGAACCACCAACCTTGCAGCCGAGTACGCCAACCAAGCGGCGCAGTTCAACCCTTACTACACAGGCGGCGTCAACGCTGGTCTGTCCAACCAGATTGGTGCTGTTGGTTACACACCCACTGATGTCACTGCTGCTCAAGCTCAGATGAGCGACATCAGCAATTACATGAACCCGTACACCGAATCTGTCATTGGTGGTTACAACCCTGCCACCAAGACATCCACTGGTGTGCTGGGAGATATTGAGGCCGCACGGCAGGCAGCCGTACAACAGATGGGTGAGGCTGCGACTAGGGCTAAAGCCTACGGCGGTACACGCCAGGGCGTAGCGGAAGCAGCTACCAACAGGGCATACGCTGACAAGGCGGCTCAGATGTCAGCACAGCTACGCCAGCAAGGCTTTGACACCAGCGCCAACCTGATGCAACAGGATTTGAACCGCACCCAACAAGCCAACCTGCAAACAGCAGCACAAGGCACTGGTGCGGCTCAGTATGGTGCTGGTGCCATCAACGCTGCAATGGGCGGTAATGCAGCAGCGCAGAATGCAATGGCTCAGTTCAACGCTCAGTTGGCCCAGCAGTCTGACCTAGCTAACCAACAGGCTTACGCTGCCGCCAATGCACAGCGTCTTGGTGCTGCTGGACAGTTAGGCGCACTCGGAGCGCAACAGCAGAACCTTGGTCTTGGTGGCGCACAGGCTGTCATGGGCGTAGGGTCAGCGCAACAACAAATGACCCAGCAGCAGTTGGATGCACTGCGAGGGATTGGATTAGAGAAGCTAGGCATCACTCAGCAGGCAATGTCCACTGCTTTGCCTAATGCTGGCGGTAGTCAAACAACACCGACCACCAGGAATGCATTGTCCAGCGCACTGGGTGGTGCTGGATACGGTTACCAATTCGGTGGTCTTCCAGGTGCTGCAATTGGCGGTATTCTTGGATTGCTGGGATAGATAGGAGATAGACATGGCTGAATTCAATTTAGAGGGACTGCTTGGCAGCGCCTTTGGCGGTGGTGGCGGTAACGCATTGGACGAGTACCTGACACCAGAGCAGAGGGCTGCAATGCAGCGCAATGCAATGCTGGCAGCGTCTGCAGCCTTGCTGAAGGCTGGCGGGGAAAGCACCCGGCGCATTGGCATTGGTGAGGCTCTAGGTGGTGCGTTTGAGGCAGGCCAAGCCGGGTACGAGAAAGCGCAGACGGGTGCGCTGACTCAGATGGCGCTGAAGCAGAAGATGGACGAGGCGAAGAAGGCCAAGGAATTGCAAAAATTGATTGCTGGTGTATTTGCACCTCAAACAACAATGCCAACTGCTGGTGCAGAAATGCCACCAGCGCAAGCTGCCGCAAGGCCAATAAATCCCAATGCTGCTAAAGCTGACCAATACCGCCAAGCAGCACAAATGCTGAATATGGCTGGTCAAACTGAGCAGGCCATGAAGTTAGAAGACCTAGCCTTAAAACTTGATCCACAATTTGCTCCAAGGGCAGGAACTCTACTATCGCAACTTCAAGCTGATTTAGCCGGGGCAACTGATCCAGAAATAAGAAGCCAAATTAAAGCTAGGATACAAAAAGAAATTAACAACCCACCGCCTGCACAAAATATTGTCAACATAAACGAAGGACAAAGGGGGCTTGAGAATTCAATGAAGATAGGTGCCGCCTTTAAGGGTGAGCCTATCTACAAAGAATATCAAGGAATGCAAACAGCGTTTAATCAAGTAAATACTGCGCTGAACCAGGAAACTCCAATTGGCGATCTTGCTGGTGCAACCAAAATGATGAAGCTAATGGATGAGGGTTCTGTGGTTAGAGAAACGGAACTTGCACTTGCAATGGCTGCTGCTGGACGCATGGACAGATTGAAAAATTATCTTAACCAAGCGATGACGGGTCAGAAGTTGACACCAACACAGCGGCAAGATTTCAAGGCTTTGTCAAATGAGCTGTATGCAGCAGCAGGTCAAGCCTATAACCAAAAGCGAGGTGAGTACGAGGCATTTGGCAACGAATATAAACTTCCCAACCTAAACACTGCTCTTGGCGCACCAGCCACTGTGCCATCCATAGTGAGGCAACCAGGTGGTTCTGTTACGGCACCAGGTGGTGGTAGACCAACTTTAAATAACATCTTTGGCATACCAGGGAGATAATGATGGATGGCATTGAAGACAAAATCAAACAGGCCAAAAAAGCTGGTTATAGGGACGAGGATATCGTCCAGTTTTTGGCGCAGCTTCCAGACGTTGGGCCTCAAGTCTTGGCTGCATTGGAGCAGCAATACAAGCCAGCCGAAATTCTAAAGTTCCTGGGGCAGTCTCCTGCTTACCGAGCAGGCACAGAGAAATCTACGTTGCAGCGCGGTGCCTTAACTGCACTGCAAGGGCCAACCTTTGGGTTTGCTGACGAGCTGTATGGCGCAGTCAGCGCACCATTCACAGCGGTACAGCAAGGCATCCCGATGGGTCAGGCGTATGAGCAAGGACGGGATGTTGTTCGAGGTCAAACAGAATCGTTTGAACAAGAATTGCCATTCACTGCTGCTGGCCTGCAACTCGCAACCAGTTTGCCTATGGGAATGATCAGCGCACCAGCCGCCATTGGCAGGGCAGTTATGCCAGCCATCACCCGTGCATTACCAACCGTAGCACCAGCTATCCAGGCCGCAGGCAGATACATGACAGCAGCGCCTGGTGCTGGTACGGCAATGGGTTTAGGTCAGCGCACAGCTCAAGCTGCTGGCTCTGGTGCTGGCTACGGGTTTATTAGCGGTTTAGGGGCATCCAATGAGAGTGATGCAATAGACATACTCAACGATGCAGCCAGAAGTTCACTGATTGGTGGCACTCTTGGCGGTGTATCACAGCCCACCATGAGCGTTTTAGGTGCTGCTGGCAGACAAGCCACAGCAAGAATGTCCCCCACAGCCGCTGGAACCTACGCCCAGCAAAAAGTTGCCGAGGCTTTAATTCGTGATAAACCAGAGAATTTAGCCCCAAGCGCACTGAACATGGCGCAGGCCAGACTCTTGAAACTTGGCCCAGAGGCGCGTATTGCTGACGTTGGTGGCAAGTCCACACGCAACCTGCTGGATGTGCAGGCCACATTGCCTGGCACCACGGCAGAGGCTGTGGAACGTGCCATTCGGGAGCGCCAAGTAGGCCGCGCTGGGAGACTGATGGCTGGTGCTGATGAGGCACTTGGCACTCAAAACGCACAGTTTACGCAGAGCATTGACAACTTTAGCAACCAGAGATTTGCCGCATCACGCCCATACTATGCTGCAATTGATCAATCTACAGCAACGGTGAATAATTCCATCTTTGATGCCTTGAGCAAATCAAAGGGTGTGCAAGGTTCTGCTGAACTGCTGTTCAGAACAAAGACGGGTCAGGTGATTGACTTGTCAAAGCTCAAGCCTGGTGACTCGGTGCCAATGAATGTCCTGGATTCGTTGAAGCAATCTCTTTATGACACATCTACGGAACTGCGTAGAGCTGGCAGCAATGCCCAGGCTGAAGCGTATGACAAGGTGCGGATACAACTTGTCAAGCAATTGGAAGACCAGGCGCCAAAGATTGGTGGTCAATCTGCCTACACAATGGCAATGAAAACATGGGCTGGTCCATCACAGATGATGGATGCTGCTGAGATTGGTCGCAAGGTAATGAAGGGAGATATTCTTGACATACAGCAGGCCACCAAGAATTTATCTTCCTCTGAGATTGACGCATTCCGAATTGGTGTGCTGCAGGGACTGAGAGAGAAAACTGGCACTGAGGCTGGACAGACATCACTGCTGAAGTTTTACAAAGAGCCAAGCACACAGGCTAGATTAAGGGCTGCATTTGGAGGAGACTTCAAAGCATTCTCTTCCTCTGTTTTGGCTGAAGAAGCTCTCAAACGATTTGAGTCTGCTGGTCGCGGTTCTAAAACGGCTGCAATGCTTGCTGGCGGTGCAGACCTGGATGTCGCACCACTGGCACAGGCAGCAGGCTCAGTGGCATCTGGAAGTCCAACTGCAATATTGACTGCAGCAAGTAACCTGGCTCGACAGACGCAAACGCCTGAAGCTGTTCGCAATGAAATTGGAAAGATTTTGCTTTCGCGTGACCCCAGGCAACTACAGCAGCTTTCTGAAATCATCAGACAACTGAACGCATCAAGGGCAAGGGCGGCGGGTGCTGCAGGCTTTGGTGCGGGTCAGATAGGTGGCATGGCCCCCAGTTATTTTGCACCATAATATTATCAACATCTTCACAGGAGCATCACAATGAGCAAGCTATTTCGAGACGACAACGGGCAACTGACTACCTTTGGCGCGCTTGGCACCACCCAAGTGATGACAGTCACAACTAGCAGTGTGCAGTCCACAGCAGTAGGGGCTGGCGTCACCATGCTGCGCCTGGTAAACAGCGGGGGTGTGCATTTACACTTTGCCATTGGAGCCAACCCAACAGCCAGCCTGACCACCTCTCCCATGCTGCCAACCAACGCTGTTGAGTACGTTGCCTGCGCTGGTGGTGACAAGGTAGCTGTCATTCGAAGCGGTGTCACTGCCACCGATATCTCAATCACGCAGATCAGTTAGGAGACATCATGGGGCTGCTGGAAGATGAATATTTGCGTTCGCAACGATTAAAGGCAACGCCAAGAGATCAAATTCTTGGGTTGCTTTCAGATTTCATTGCAAAAAGTTATTCTCCAGAGCGCACTCAACAGATGCAGGGTGTTTCAAAGTTTATGGGTGCGCCAGCAATCAGCGAAACGCTTGACAGGCTTTCCTATGGTCAACCACTGACAACTGGCGCAGGCGGCTTGGGCGGCACAACACGCATCAGGCCAGAGGCACTTGAAGCAGCAATGACTGTTGCGCCAATGGTGGGGCCAGCAAGCCGAGCAGCAGGCGCAGGCGCTATGGCAGCAGGACGAGCTGGTGAGCGCTTTGCGGAACGTGCTGTGCCAAGGGTCATGGAGCGTGGTGGCATGGGCGCTGAGATGCTGCAGGGGATGAGCAGAGGCACGGTCAGCCCACTAGATGTCTACCACGGCAGTCCACACAAGTTTGACCGCTTTGATGCCAGCAAGATAGGCACGGGTGAAGGCGCACAGGCTTATGGGCATGGGATATACACTGCTGAAGCGCCTGCAACGGCAATAGAGTATCAAAAGAAATTGTCAAGTACAGGGTCAGCAAAAAATCTTGCTAATCAATATGGCGGCGTAGATAAAGGGCTTGCAGAGGCCAAGCGCAGAGTTGAAAGCTATAAACAACTTATCGCAGATGGCGGCGGCGGGGCAATGAGCCGAGCAAAAAGTATGTTGCAAATTTCAGAAAAAAATGTTCAAGATTTAGAGGCAGTAAAGGCTGGTCTTCCAGAAAATACTGGCAACTTATACAAAGTAGACCTGCCAGACGAGCAAATAGCCAAGATGCTGGATTGGGATAAGCCTCTAAGTGAGCAACAAAATATTTTGTCTGCCTTGACTCCTGAAAGTATGGGTTTAACTTTGCGCCAATCGTCTGATGGCGGCTTTATGGCTTATGTTGGATCAAATGGCAAGCCAATTGGTATGCAAATGAAGGGTGCAACTCCAGAAAAATTTAGGGAAAATTGGATAAATAGATTAAAAGAAATGGGTGATTTAGAAGGCGGTGCTGGGCGTGCAGTTGGTTATCTTGGTGGTACATCAAATTCAGGAAATCTTGCTCCATCGGTTTCAGAAGCATTGCGTCAAGCAGGAATCCCCGGCATCAAATACTTGGATGAAGGCTCACGCAATTTGGCAAATACATGGATTGTTCGACACCCTCAGGGCGGTGAGAATGTGTTTTCCTCAAAAGCGTCTGCCGAGGCTTACTTAAAGCGAAATCCAGAAGAAACACTGATTGAGCCAAAAGTAACCCGCAACTTTGTCACCTTCCCCGGCGAAGAACAAAACCTGACCATCTTAGAGCGCAACGGACAGCCGATGGTTGCTAGGACTCAACAACAAGACGCTGCGCCTGACCTGCTGCAATACCAGCAAATGCTTGACGAAGATGAGCGAAAAAAACTAGGTGGTTTGCTGTTCCGCTAAGAATGCGGACAATCCTCTGGCACAAACCACATAGTTATCTCTTTCTAGTCTTCTCATTCTGCGCCTTGTCAATTTGCTCACGCAACCACCTTGGTCCACCAAGCTGAAGCAGCTTAATACGCTGGCTGTGAGTCAGCTTGATGGAGTACACCACAGACAGTGGCTCACCTACACGCTTGGTACTCATGGACGCTTCCTGGGAAGTGGTGCCCAATACTGCCAAAACTGCGTCTCGCCCACCTTGTAGATGTAGTGCCCCATCGTGGCAACACCAGACCGTCCTAATAACAGCACCTTGACACCTTGCGGTGTCTGATCGTCGATAGGCATCCAGAAGTAGTCTTGTGCCACTGCTGCTGTAAAGGTGCTGTCCAGCCGGAACTTCTGCTCATGCTTGAAACGCTCAAACTCTTCGTCTTCAGGGGCCATTGTTGCGCTCCTTTAGTTTGGCTTCGATGGCTCGGGCAAACGCCGTCATACCGGGAGGCAAACGCTTTGTTTCAGCGTCTACGCTGACCAACGCATCTTTCCTTTCCTCATCCGTCAGCCCTACCCAAGTTCTTAGCGCAGGGACAAACAGCGGCTTGCTCGTCCACTGTACTTTTTTGTAGCAAGGTCGGATGCCGTCTTGGTCTACCCAATCTTCACCATCCCAGTACAAAAAAATAAACCTGTCATCTGCGTAGGTTGAATAAAGTCCTGTCTTTGTTGGGTTC